CAACTGGTAATGTACAACCTAAGGCAGATCAGCCAAGAGTGACTACCGAATCCCTCAAGCGTAGTGAGGGCAGCCCAAATTTGCAGTATCGTGTTCAAGGAATTAAAAGTTTTGACAGAAGTCCAAAACAACGCAATTATGGTCGTACAGTTAGGGGATAGCTAATCTGGAGAAAATGATGGCACGCACAAAAAGAAAAGGTCGTAAAAGCTGCAAATAAACTTAGTAGGGGATAACTACTTTGGAGAGAATGATGAGAAAAGCTTACAAAAAGACTCGCAAGTCCCGCCGCTAATCGGTTTCCTTCACGGGAGAAAAAGGGTGTGGCTGCTTGCCCTTGAACTAAGTGGCCGCTGCTAACAGGAGAAATCTCATGGCACGCATGAAGCGCAAAGGTCGTAAAGCACGCAAGTAATCCGTAAGGATTGCTTCGGGTTGACCGAAACAAACCTCCCATGGGGGAGGGAATAGAAATATATCCCCCACTTGACAAGCAGTAGATTAAGATTACGATACGAAGTAATTTGATAGGAAAGATTATGGGCGTACCCTCAGACCAGTTGATGCAAATGATTAAATCCCAACGGGATGGAGCAACACCCGCTGGTACACCTCCTATGCCAGATACCCCAGCTATGGGTATGTCTGATTCTTCCGCGCCTCCTATGGGCGCACCAATGTCCACACCAGAACCTAAGATGGGAAATCGCGAAGCCGCGATGATTAACATTTCAATGGCGATGGACTTGCTAGAACAAACTTTGCCAGCCTTAGGAAGTGAATCTGAGGAAGGTCAAAAAGTATTAAATGCAATTCGTACCATGACTTCTGTGATTGGTCCTAAGAAATCTAAAGTCAATGAGTTGCAGCCAAACGAAATTATGCAAATGCTTCAAACATTACCCCAAGCTGGCGGTGCTACGGCAGAGGGCAAAGCAATGGCTCAAGCACCAACAATCCCAGGTATGTCCGCTCCAGTCCCTCCTCCAGCTCCCGCTGGTGGTATGCCTGGTGCTGGCGCACCTTCTTTAACCCCCGCAATGTAAGGAAACATTATGGAACTCTTTAAACCACGCGGTTCGTCCAGCCCACGCAGACCAACCGATAACAACCAAAAGAATGGTCAAGTTATCAACACTCCTCGTTATTCACAATTTGGCGGATTAGATTCTGCTACCAAAGGTGGATACAAGAACATGATGAACTTGTCCCATCCTGGCGACACTAAAAAAGTCATCTAAAGATAAAGGGGATAGATCATGGCATCTTTAGAAGATATCGATTTGGAGCAACGCGATCAACTGGCTCTCTTGATGAAAGAGTTGTCAGAAAATCCGGAAACTCGCAAAGAAGCATTACGACTCACTAAAAAAGTGCGTCCAAACTTGACCATTCCAGAGCTTGATATTGAGGATCACACCAATTCCAAAATTTCAGCAGCCGAAGAAAAAGTCATGAAATTGGAATCACAAATTCGTGAGAGAGAAGCAAGAGAAGAACTCGAAAAGCGTAGAAATAAGCTTAAAGAGAAAGGGTTAGCCCAATCCGATGAGGATATTGAGCAAATTGAAAAATTGATGCTGGAGCAAGGTATGACTAATCATGAAACAGCAGCTCAGTATTTTGAGTGGATGAAGCAAGCCGCTACTCCAACGCCAAATTCGGCAATGGGGTACAACCCAAGTGCACTTTCTAAGTTTGACCTTTCTAAGTATTGGAAAAACCCACAAATGGGCGCGCGGGATGAGGCAGCAAAGGCGTTGACCGAATTGCGTAAAAACAATCGGCCAATAGGTATTTAAACGGCAGTAAATGGGGATATTTACTTTTAATGGAGAATTATTATGCCAATAGGCGGCGGAATAGTTCCAGCAACAGGATCGAGTCAGTATAACGAGCTTACTTATGTAACTCGCCGTGCGTTTATCCCCAAGCTGGTCGTACAGTTGTACAACAGTACACCTTTGATGGCTGCGTTGATTGCTAACAGTCAACAAGCATCAGGCGGTGTGTCCCAAGTAACCGTGCCAGTTCAAGGCGCACAATTTGTTAACGCACAATGGTCTGACTACTCTGGTTCATTTAACCAGCCATCAGTTCAGCAAGGTGCATTTAACGCTGAATTTAACCTTAAGTTAATGATCTCTCCTGTACCGTTCCTCGGTATGGAAGGTGCAGTTCAGCAAGATTACGCAATCATTCCATTGATCGAAGCTCGTATGAATGACGCGACCAATGTGATGATGGACGCAATGGCAACTGCCTTGTACACCAACTACACCAATACTCAGCAGTTCATTGGTTTGCCTGGTGCGATTGACGATGGTACAAACTTGACTACCTACGGTAACATCAACCGTTCTACCTACACATGGTGGAAGTCTAAGGTTTACAACGCTGGTTCAGTAAACCCAACTCGTCAAAACATCTTGCAATACATCTCTGGTACTGTAAAGAATGGCGCAGAAGTGCCTACTTTTGGTGTTTGCGGTTTTGGTACATGGACACTCTTGGCACAAGACTATGTTGGTCAAGAACAGTATGTAATTACCCCAGGACACGGTTTTGATGGTGATAGCAACGGCCCACAAGCTGCTTTCCGCGCTTTGATGGTTGCTGGTGTTCCAATCTATCCAGACCCATATTGCCCAGAAGGTACTGTTTACTTCATTAACTCTAACTACTTAAGCCTCTACATCCACGATCAGGGTTCTTTCGTATTTACTGGTTTTGAATCCACATTACCAAACTGGCAGATCGGTTATGTTGGCGCAGTCTTGATGATCGCTGAATTGGTGAGCACCAAGCCTAAGTCAATGACCCGTGTATCTGGCTATAACTCTATTTCACTATAAGGAGCTACAGTCATGTCACTTGGTTTAAATAAAATCCTGATCTCAGGTACTGCGTCAAACACTCCTGGTGCGTATTGGCAGCTTTCCACATTAACCGCTACTACAACGGGTAATGTGATTCCAGCTGGTACATACCTTGTGTTCCCTAATGCAAACTGCACAATCAATGCCGTTTCAGCTTATAACACCTCCACCAATGTTGCAACCTACAGTATCTTGTTGGCTGCTAACACAGGTGGCGTGATTATTTCTGATGGCTTGAATGTGACTGCTAACGCTACAACCAACACCACAATCACATTGGCTACTGTCAATGGTGGTCAGGCTGTATCAAGCACATACACTAGCTAAGGAGAACGGTAATGGCAGCTTACGATTCAGTCTCACAGTTCTACTTAGATTCATTCGGATATGGTCGTGTTGCCGTTGGTAAACCCGTTTCATTTAGTGTCACAGGGAACGGTACTACTACTGGTATCACCCTGCCGATCTTAAGTGGCGGATTGACAAATGCTAATGCAACCGTTGGTTCTGGTTCTGTCATCATTCGTAGAGTTACTGTAGCTGGTGCAGTTGGCAACTTAGCCAATGTCATCATCTCAGTAACTACAAGTGGTGATGGAAACATCTCTAACGCTGTAGTAGCTAATACCACACTATCAAGCGTAACTGGTCCTGGTACTTATCAGGATCTTACGATTGCTAGTCCGTATAATGCCAGCAGCACCATTACTGGTTTTACAACCCAAGCCCTATTTGTGAATGTCAATACTGGTAGCGGTAACGCTTCCAATACTGCAACCATTTCCGTATATGGCGATGTCGTGAGTTTCTAATATGTCAGTAATCTTTGTAACCAACAATTCAGATAAAAAATTAACCGATGGTTTTGGTGGTGTTTTTTATGAGTTTCCGAAAGGCAAAACGGTGGAGATACCAGAAGAGGTGGCCCGTCATGTGTTTGGTTACAAAGATGACAATAAAGAGCCTTATTTGGCAAGGCTTGGTTGGATCGTTTCTAGGAACGATTTGGAAAAGGGTTTAGAAATCCTTTCTCAATGGGATATCTCAACTGAGCCTCCGAAAAAGAACCAATCTATATCCCCGTTGGTGGAAAGAGTACCCCTACCCGCTAAAAAGGTAGGGGGAAAAGTCCTTCAAGCGGTAGCATGAACTATGGCAAATAAATGGCAAACCTATCGACTTACATTACGCAAGTTCGCAGACTGCTGCACGATGCTAACGGGAACTTTTATACCGATCAGCAGTTAACCGATTACATTAACTCTGCCCGTGAAAGAACGGTTAGAGATACGGGCGCGTTGCGTGAAATTGTTGTCACGCAGACCCCTTGTCAAGTGCCGCCATCGGCAACCATCAATGGCGTATCACCGACAAACCCAGTAGCGTGGGCGGCAAGTACCGCTTACACTTTGAACCAATTTGTTTTTAGCAACATCTTTATTTATCAAGTAACTCAGGCTGGTACTAGCGACACAACCGCGCCGCCTTACCCAGCAAACAATACCAATAATTACAGTAACTATCCACCATCAACTCAGTTCCTTAATGGAACAGTAGGATTGACTTATGTTGGTAATTGCGAAAATATTAGCTATGCTGCGCTTACTAATCTCATGGGCTCTAGTCCCCTTAGTCCTAGTAGCGGCAATACTGTTCTGGACATTCTTAATATCAATCTATACTGGGGTAACACTCGTGTTCCGCTAGATTATTTGTCCTGGTCAGACTTTAACGCGCGTTTGCGTTTTTGGCAAAATTACATTGGCAGACCGCTGGCGTTTAGCATTTATGGTCAAGGTCAGATTTATATTGGCCCTGTGCCCGATCAAATCTACCAAGTAGAGATTGATTGCGTGGTATTGCCAAATGATTTGTCACTTTCTACCTCTACTGCAACTGATACTATTACTGATCCTTACAACACTTGCGTTCAATTTTATGCGGCTTACCTTGCTAAGTATTACGAACAAAGCTATGGAGAATCGGAAATCTATAAACAGGAATACCAAAAACATATTGCTTCAGTTATCAATACTGTTTATACCCGCAGAGTGCCTAGCGTTTACAGTAGCCCACTCTAAACATGGCAGCTGCTGAACAGAAAAAATCGTATCAGGTCGTTAAGCAATTTAAAGGGCTTAACACCAAAGCAAACCGCACCGCGATTGATGAATCTGAGTTTAGCTGGCTGGAAAATGCCCAGCCGATTGGATATGCCAATTTAAAAATCATTCCTAACTACACAACCGCCAAAAATAATTCAAATGTGGCGGTGACTTTTTCCAACTCTGTGGTTTATCTGTCTTCTGTCAATATTGGCGTGTCAGATTATGTTGTTGGTTTTTTAAGTGACGGATCAGCCCAATATTACAAAATCCAAGACGGAACTTTTGGAAATGTAGCGGTAGCGGGTACATTTAGCAATACGGGCATTAACACGACCCAATGGTACAACGACAGAATGTTGATCCTAGACCCTACCAAGGGCTATTTTAGCTGGGATGGCAACAATGTTGTGACGATTGGTTCGGTAGGAACGATTGGCATCACCAACAAAGGCAGCGGATACAATACCGCTCCCACCGTAGTCATATCTGCACCAAACCAAACAGGCGGTCAACAAGCCAATGCCGTAGCCACTTTAGTGACGGGTGGCTCAAATATTGGCACAGTTAGCTTGTCAAATGCGGGTACTGGGTACACCAACGGGGCTAATTTAACGGTTTCTTTCATTGGTGGCGGGGGTTCTAACGCTGCTGCAATTGCTGGAATCAATACTTTTGCCACAGGAACAGTCTCTGTAGCCGTGATTAACGGCGGTGCTGGCTACATTAACGCCTCAAATACGGTGGTTTCCTTCTCTGGCGGTGGTGGTACAGGCGCAGCGGGTACGGCAATCATCAGCGGAAATGTGGTCACGCAAGTCATTATGACTAACCCTGGCACGGGATATTCCAACTCTGCTAACTTAACCGTAACCATTTCTGGTGGTGGCGCGACCAATAACGCCGTTTTACAAGGAATTATTAGTTCACAAAACAATGTGGGAATAGCGAGCTTCTCAGGCCGGGTTTGGATTGCCCAAGGGCGAACTATCTACTACTCTGCTGCGGGCTCGTATAGCGACTTTACAAGCGTTTCAGCGGGGTCTGTGACGCTGACTGACTCCACTTTGCACGGAAACATTCAGCAGCTGCTTTCTGCCAACAACTTTTTGTACATTTTTGGTGACGATTCCATCAATGTGTTCTCTGATGTGCGCGTGACAAACACGGGTACAACCCTGTTTACCAACACCAATGTGAGCGCATCTGTCGGGTCTAAAAGGCCATACGCAATTTTCCCGTACTTCCGTTCTGTTTTGTTTATGAACGATTACGGTGTTTATGCACTTGTTGGATCAACAACTTCTAAATTGTCTGATAGCCTGGACGGAATATTTCCCAATATCGACTTTTCCGCGCCTGTGTACGCTGGTCAGGTGCTATTGAATAATATTTTGTGTGCAGCGTTTAATTTCCGTTACTACGATGCTCAGTTCACGCAAAGCTATCGTTACATCCAAGCGGTGTTTTTTGAAAAAAAATGGTTTATTACAAGCCAAAACAACGCATTAAAATATGTCACTTCCGTTCCAGTTGGCGGAATTATCACTTTGTATGGCGTAACAGACACATCACTTTATAGACTATACAACGATTCGACATCATCTAT